TAAAAACAATAGATTTAAAAAATGGGATTATGGTTATAATTCTGATTATGATTTTATAGTAATAAGTAAAACAGGTAAAATTGGACAAATCATTGAAATACAGAATCTCAGGATTGCTTTACCAGCAGCAAATGAACCGTTTAAACGAAGTAAAGAGAAAGCGGAACAACACTGGGAAAAAGCCGAATATCCAAAAGAATTAAGTAGAATTAAAAGTAGGTTTGACTGGGAAGAATACCCAGCTGAATTTAAAGAAAAGTGGTACGATTATATTGATAATGAATTTACTAGACGAGAACAAGGATTTTGGTTTTATAACAATGGTACTCCTACTTACATTACTGGCACTCATTACATGTACTTGCAATGGTCAAAAATTGACATTGGAGCACCTGATTTTAGAGAAGCAAATAGATTATTCTTTATATTTTGGGAAGCATGTAAAGCAGATACAAGGTGTTACGGGATGTGCTACCTTAAAAACAGACGATCTGGATTCTCATTTATGTCATCAGCTGAGCTTGTCAACCAAGCTACAATATCTAGCGATGCTAGATTTGGAATACTTTCAAAGTCCGGTTCTGATGCAAAGAAAATGTTTACCGATAAAGTTGTACCTATATCAGTCAACTACCCGTTCTTTTTTAAACCCATTCAAGATGGTATGGATAGGCCGAAGACTGAATTGGCATATCGTGTTCCAGCATCGAAACTTACTAGAAGGAAGCTTGAGTCGAATGAACAGCTAAGAGAACTAGATGGGCTTGATACAACTATTGACTGGAAAAACACAGGTGATAACTCTTATGATGGTGAAAAGCTAAAACTATTAGCTCATGATGAAAGTGGTAAATGGGAAAGACCTGATAATATATTAAATAACTGGAGAGTTACAAAAACTACATTAAGGCTAGGATCAAGAATCGTAGGCAAGTGTATGATGGGCTCGACTTCAAATGCTTTAGATAAAGGTGGAGACAATTTCAAAAAATTATACAGCAATTCAAACGTTGATAAAAGAAATAGAAACGGACAAACATCTTCTGGACTCTATAGCTTGTTCATTCCTATGGAGTGGAACTATGAGGGATTCATCGATACTTATGGATTACCTGTCTTCATTAGAGGTAAAAATACAGTCAAAGGAGTTGATGGTTACGAGATTACAACAGGAGTTATTGAACACTGGGAAAACGAAGTCGACGGTTTAAAGTCTGATCAAGATAGTTTAAATGAATACTATCGTCAGTTTCCAAGAACTGAACAACATGCCTTTAGAGATGAGGCTAAATCATCTTTGTTTAATCTAACTAAAATATACCAACAAATAGATTATAATGAAGATGCTAACAATAAGGCTGCAATTACAACAGGTAGTTTTTCTTGGGAAAACGGTATTAAAGATTCTAAAGTTTTATTTACACCTAATAAAAATGGAAGATTTAAAATTAGCTGGGTACCACCAGTTAATATTCAAAATAGAATAATTAATAAAAATGGAGGCAAATATCCTGGTAACGAACATATTGGAGCTTTTGGCTGTGATAGTTACGACATTAGCGGTACTGTTGATGGTAAAGGCTCTAATGGAGCTTTACACGGACTAACTAAGTTTTCAATGGAAGACGCACCGCCTAATCATTTCTTTTTAGAATATATATCAAGACCTCAAACGGCTGAGATATTCTTTGAAGATGTTTTAATGGCTTGTATATTTTATGGCATGCCTATACTTGCTGAAAACAATAAACCTAGATTATTATACTATTTTAAACGTAGAGGTTACAGAGGTTTTTCAATTAATCGTCCTGATAAGATTTGGAACAAGCTCTCTACAACAGAAAGAGAAATAGGTGGAATACCTAATTCAAGTGAAGATATTAAACAATCACATGCTGCTGCTATAGAGTCTTACATAGAAGAATATGTTGGATCTAGTGAGCTAGGCCATGGAGATATGTACCATCAAAAAACATTAGAAGACTGGGCAGCGTTCAATATAAACAATAGAACAAAGCATGATGCTTCGATAAGTTCAGGTTTAGCTATAATGGCTTGTAATAAAAACAGGTATACACCTGTAGCTGTTAGGCAAAAAAAATCTATAAACTTAGGTATTAAAAAATATGATAACACAGGTTATAATTCAAAAATAAAATAAATGATAAATACTAATTACAATAGTTCTTTTCCAGATCAGGTAGTACCAGATGCAGAAAAAGCTACTTATGAGTATGGTTTACAGGTTGGTAGAGCTATAGAGTCTGAGTGGTTTACTAATGATAATGGCTTTACGGACAGGTTTGGTAGTAATTATAATTCTTTTCACAATTTAAGATTATATGCAAGAGGAGAACAATCTGTACAAAAATATAAAGACGAACTTTCTATTAATGGTGATTTATCTTATTTAAATTTAGACTGGAAACCTGTACCAGTAATTCCTAAGTTTGTTGATATAGTTGTTAATGGTATGTCTCAAAGAAACTATGAGATTAAAGCTTACGCTCAAGACCCTGAGTCTTTAATTAAGAGAACTGCTTATGCAGAAGCATTAGCAAGAGATATGAGACAAAAAGATCTTATAAATCAAATAAGTCAAATGACTGGTATGGATGTTTCTAAATCAAGCGGTAAAGGCTTAGTTATGGAAAGTGAAGAAGATATAGAACTTCACATGCAAATGAGTTATAAGGAGTCTATTGAGGTAGCTGAAGAAGAAGTAATTAACAATGTATTAGCTAATAACAAATACGATTTAATTAGAAGAAGATTAAATTATGATTTAACTGTATTAGGTATATCTTGTGTCAAAACTGATTTTAATAGATCTGAAGGGGTTACATTAGATTATGTTGATCCAGCGAGTTTAGTTTATTCATATAGTGAAGATCCTAATTTTGAAGATTTATACTATGTAGGTGAAGTTAAGTCAATTAGTTTACCAGAGCTTAAAAAACAATTTCCTTATTTAACTGCTGAAGAATTAAAAGAAATACAAAAATATCCAGGTAATCAAAACTATACTAGAAACTGGAGTGGTCGTTATGATGATAATACGGTTCAAGTAATGTATTTTGAATACAAGACTTATGCTAACCAAGTGTTTAAAATAAAAGAAACAGCTAATGGCCTTGAAAAAGCTATAGAAAAAACTGATACTTTTAATCCGCCAGAAACAGATTCATTTTCAAAAGCATTTAGAGCTATTGAAGTTCTTTATTCTGGTGCTAAAATACTAGGGCATAACAAGATATTAAAGTGGGAATTAGCTGAAAATATGACTAGACCTTATGCTGACACTGTTAAAGTTAACATGAACTATAACATCGTAGCTCCTAGAATGTACAAGGGTCGTATAGAATCAATTGTAAGCAGGATAACTGGTTTTGCTGATATGATACAGCTAACACATTTAAAACTGCAACAGGTAATGTCTAGAGTAGTTCCTGATGGAGTTTACTTAGACATGGATGGTTTAGCAGAAGTAGACTTAGGTAATGGTACTAATTATAATCCATCTGAGGCTTTGAACATGTATTTTCAAACAGGTTCTGTAGTTGGTAGATCAATGACTCAAGACGGTGGTATGAACCCAGGTAAAGTTCCTATACAAGAATTACAGTCTAGCTCTGGTGGTAATAAAATGCAGTCATTAATACAAACTTACGAGTATTATCTTAAAATGATTAGAGACGTAACGGGTCTTAATGAAGCTAGAGATGGTACACTGCCAGATAAGCAATCATTAGTTGGTTTACAAAAATTAGCTGCTGCTAACTCAAATGTAGCAACTAGACATATATTACAAGCTAGTTTATATTTAACTCTTAGAACTTGTGAAAATATATCGTTAAGAATAGCTGATGCATTAATGTTTCCACTAACTATGCAGACATTAGCTTCTAGTATATCTAGATACAACGTGGCTACTTTGCAAGAGTTGTCTCAAGTAAACATGCATGACTTTGGTATTTTTCTAGAATTAGAGCCTGATGAAGAAGAAAAGCAAGTGTTAGAGCAGAATATACAAATAGCTTTAAAAGGTGGTCAAATAGATCTTGAAGATGCAATTGATATTAGACAAGTTAACAATTTAAAGTTAGCTAATCAAATGCTTAAGAAAAGAAGAAAAGAAAAACAAGTTAAAGATCAGCAAATACAACAGCAGAACATGCAAGCACAAGCTCAAGCAAATGCTCAAGCAGCTGAACAAATATCTTTAGCAGAAGCTCAAAAGCAACAAGTTATATCTGAACAAAACATTAACTACGAACAAGCTAAATCTCAATTTGCTATACAGAAAATGGAAAGAGAAGCTCAGATCAAGCAACAATTAATGGAATTAGAGTTTAACTACAACATGCAGCTAACTCAAGCTCAATCAAAAGCTAAGCAGCAGGATGAAGCTTTTAAAGAAGATAGAAAAGATCAAAGAACAGAAATGCAAGCTACACAGCAGTCTGAGCTTATAGATCAAAGAAAAAATGATTTATTACCTAAAAACTTTGAATCCGCAGGTAATGATACTATGGGCGGTTTTGGTTTAGAGCAGTTTGGCCCTAAATAATTTTATATTAACTATTATATTATATTATGTCAGAAGAAATAAAAGAAAACCCTAAAGGGGAATTAGAACAAGGTGAGTTTAAGGTTAA